CCGTCCGGACGGTAGACATCCCGCATGATCGTCAGCCGATCCATCGCTGCGATATCCGCAAGACTGCCGACGATCGACGTGTCGAGATCCATGAACAGCATCGGCCCTGATATCGATGGCCGGAACAGTTCCATCTTGCTCCACCATCCACGCCAGTCGAATTTTAGCGGCAGCGTCGCAACGCCCGGAACTTCGATGTCCGATAGACACCGAAACTCAACATCCGGCAGATGCGCCATAACCTGACGTTGCAGCCGGATCACATGCTCCGGCCGGTAGTCTCCGCCCGAACGCAGCACGCAATAAACCGGCGTCACGCGAGAGCCTCACGCAGGCTCGTCTTCGGATATCGCATCAGCGCCGATACCGCGCTCGCATTGATCATCTCGATGCCGAGCCTGGCGATATCGTCGGCGGCATTGTCGACGGCCTTTCGCCATCGCAGGACGTTCGCCTCCGTCGGATTGTTTAATCCCTTCGGATGCGCCCCGTGCCAGTGCAGGCCGTGTCTCGTCGTCATGTCGTATCCGACAAGCACGATCTTCGTGGCGCCGAACTGGATGGCAAGGTTCAGCGCCTGAAATCCGCTGTTGCCGCCCCATCCGACATGGTTGTAGCGGACCAGATTAAGCCGGTCGCTCGTCCTGTCCAGCATGACGCGCTGCACGTTCCATGGCTCTCTCGGATCGCATGCATGCCTGTCGGTGGAAAGTCGTAGACCTTCGAACGTCAGGTCTGCGCCATATCGCTTCCACCAGGCAAGGTCGCAGGCGAACAGCACGTCCGCCCACGGCACGAGCTGATGCCCATTGTTGACTGCGATCACCTTGGCGCCGGAACGGCGCACCATACCGTAGTCGTGCTCCATGGCGCTCGGGCCGCTGGCGACGATGACACATGTCGCGCTGTGCCAGTTCGGCCACCAGGGCGGGATATCCTGGTCGACTGACTTTGCAAGGTCGAGGTTCATCAGGCGAGCGCCGGGTCTCTCAAGGGGTAGAGCAACGAGACGACCGGCGCCGGCAGGTATCCACGCTCGAAGTCGCCGTCAGGATCCTGATCGCGGTTGCGATAGAAATAACCGACCAGCATGATCGTCGCAGTCTGGATGACGGCAGGTACTTCCGTCCCGCTCGGTACGTCGCCGCCGCTGTCGAGATAAGGATCGGCCGCGGACTTCAGGTAGCCGATGACCGCGCCCGTCGCAGCCTCAATCATCCCGTCGAGCATGACGTCATCATCGCTCGTTTCGATGTTCAGTCTCGCCTTGGTGGCTTCGAGCGTCACGAAAGCGGCCATCACTTGCCCTCCGCCGGCACACCGACGCGAATGGAAGCGGCCGCCTTCGCATCGCTGACGGTCCCATCCTTCCCATCCCTGCCCTTTTTCACGCAAAGGGTCCATGGAGATGACCCTTCCCCAGGCCTTTCCGTCGTTTTGCCATCACAATGCCACAGGGAGCCGGCCCAGGTGACGGTATCGCCCTGCTCGTACTCCCGACCGTCCTTGTAGACGCCGCGATAGAGCATCACTGCGAAGCCGAGTTCGATCTTGTAGGAAAGGTCGCCGCGATCGAAGGCAAGCAGCACCGTGCGCCCGTCATCCATGACCGTCGCATCGAAGTCCTGCAGGTTGAACCCGTCACGTCCCGGGTTTCCGGGATCCCCGTCCTTTCCGACGACAGGCCCGAGCTTGTGTGCCTCGCCGTTCGAAAGGGTGACGACGAGCTCGCCGGCGCGATCAATGAATGCGCCGGCAAGCCCGATCCCGTCGATCCCGTCCCGGCCATCCTTCCCGTCTTTCGGCTTGGGAAGCTCTCCGACGCGACGGTCCACCTCGGAAGCGATCACCGGCGCGATGTCTTCGATCGTCACGCTCTTGCCGTCCTGTGGTTGCGGCAGGGCAGTCAGGAACTCCGTAACCTGCCTTTCGATCGCTGGCATAACGTCGTCGATCGTCACACTGGCGCCATCCTTCCCGTCCTTCGGCTTGGGAAGCTCTCCGACGCGACGGTCCACCTCGGAAGCAATGACCGGCGCGATGTCTTCGATCGTCACGCTCTTGCCGTCTTGTGGTTTCGGCAGGGCGGTCAGGAACTCCGTAACCTGCCTTTCGATTGCCGGCATCACGTCATCGATGGCCACACTGGTCCCGTCCTTGGGCAAGGGCAGTTCCGAAACAGCAAGCCGCGCTGCGGTCTCGATGTTACGTGTCATCTCCTCCAGAAGACGGGCATTGATGGCTTCATTGATCATGGCGGCCGTGTCCAGCTGCTTCTGGTCCGGCCCCATGGCATCGATTATGGCCTTCAAGCCGGAAATCTCCTTACCGACGATTTGCCTGACCTCGACCATGTCGGCGTCCTTGCCGTCCCGCGGGGCGGGAAGCTGGTCGAACCGCTTTTCCAGCGCGTCCAGCCTTGAGACGATTGGGCCGAGCTGCGCCTTGACGATGCCGGCAAGTTCGAGGCCGAATGTCTTCGCGTCGATCATGCCGCAAGCCCTTTCTGAAATGAGAGCACCGCCTCGGCGAGAAAGGCCCGTTCTTCCGCGGCCTGCAGGGCTGCATCACCATCTTCGCCGCTTTCGACCTGCGGCGTCGATGCGGCCCCGAACGGATCATCCTGCGCATCACGTTTCGCGAGCGCCTCGAGGCTGTAGTTCTGCTGCTGGAGGTAGACGCTGTCACCGCCGGCAACCGGCTTGAGGTCGAGCTTGCGCCGCTTTTCGTTGATCTTCATGACGCCGCTTGCCTTGTCCAGCACGTCCATCTGCGTCACGCTGTCCATGCGCAGCAGGTTTTCAGTGTCGATCTCGGTCCCAAGGCTCTCGCCGGTCCCAAGCCCCTCGTCGAGGCAAAGCTCGATATCCTCGATGAGTCGCTGCAGGCATTGTGAGTAGTATTCGACGTTCAGGCTCTGGATGTTGTTGCAGGTCGGCATTTGCCCGACACCGATCTTGTACGGCGGAACATGATAGGTTGAACAAACCACCTCCGCCGTCCACTTCAACTGCTCGATCAGTTGCGAATCGACGGCCTTGGCGCGCATTGCCTCGTATTTGAGGCCGTCGCCGAGAACCGCCACCTTGCCGGCATTGTTGCCGGAGAAGTTGGCGTCCCAGTATTCCTTGAGCCGCTGCGCCGTCTCGTTGGCAATCGCGGCCGGCGCGGTCAGGACGCCGCCAGGCCTCGCGCCGTTCTGGAAGAAGACCGTGCTGTCGCTCTGGATTGCAAGCCCGTGCATGGCAGCAAGCCCGCCAGCGAAAATCGGCGACAGGCCCACAAGCGGATGAAAGAAGCAGTTGAACCGGTCGTGGATGATTTCACGAGCCGGCACCAGGATGCTTTGCTCCACACCGGATAGATCGTCCGACGCCAGCTGGTAGAACACGCTGCCATCGTCGGAGACCATCGGCGTGACCAGGTTCGGGTCCAGCACATAGAGCCGGGTGACGACGCCGCGGCCGTCGCGCTGTTTCAGGATATAAGCGTTCCCGCGCTGGAGCTTCGACAGGACCCAGCTTTCCATGAACTGGATACGGGTCTGGAAATGGTTCGGCTTGCGCAGAACCGGGGAATAGGCCGCGTTGGTTGTTTCCGACCATATGCCGTCCGCATCCTTCGCCACAAGCTTGATCCGCAACTTGGCGATATCGGAGGCGATCAATGTACGGCATGCGAAATCGGCATGGTTCGATAGCACGCTGTCATACCGGACCTCGACATTGCGCTGCCAGGCACCTGAAAAGCTTTCAAGGATGCGGAACCAGCCGCCTCGCCCCTGCGACACAGGCGACATTGCCTTTTCCGCCGCAGGCAAATCGGAACGCCGCACAAGCGGGACGCCACTCCTGCTATAGCCTTCCGGAGCCGCCCTGCCGCGCCGGGAAATATCGAATCCGAAAATCCGCATCGGAGGTTGTCTTCCTGATGAATAAGAGAAAAGTTCGGCTCGGCCGAGGAGAATCATGCGATTTTGGTGGTGTGGCGGTGGGCTAGTCAGCCGCGAAGGCGTTCAGGATAGCCTCTGCGCAGAACCTACCGATGAACGCATGTCCGGCAGTAGGCGGATGAACTTGGTCCGATGAAGTGTAAATGTCGGAATTGCCGATTCCAGTCGTGGTGCCGACGCGCCCCGTGCCAGAAATCAGAGCACCGCCGACGCGCGTGCTGACTGGGATGAACCGCGTCCAATAGTCATTGAACGCCGCAACCGCTCCAGCGAGCGCCGCCTCACGGGATGTGATATCCGCGCTCGGCCCAGTGTTTGCCGGAAACATGCCTAGCATGATGATCAGCGCCTGCGGGTATTGCGCCCGTGCAGACGCAAGCCCAGTCAGGACGTTCGCGACCATGGTGGCACTGTCGTCATCCCGGTCGTTATACGAGCCCATGAGAACGATAAGATCAGGTGTGCCGCCGAGTGCAAGGTCGCCGTTCGCAATGCGCTCGTGGAACTTGAAGTTTACGCCGCTGTCGTTTACCCAGCCTGTCCCACCGCTGCCGGAATTGGTGTGCTTTCGGATACCGAGCCAATCAGCCATCACCGCTCCGAAGCCGTCTCCGAGTGCCGTGGCAACTGAACCGTAAACATAGCTGTCACCGAGCAGCACGGAGGTAAATCCATCCTGAACGGGAGCCTCCCGAATCGTCTCGGTGGCCGCTACATACACGCCTACTATGCGATTATCCGCCTGCGCCTCCAAGGCGATCTCACGAACCGCCCGACCTCCGGCACTGGTAAAGTCGAGCGTGATATATTCGTCTGTGCCGGTCGGAGACGCAGCGGTCGTCAACGTACCAGTCAGATCGACATATTGACCATCGACTATGAACCGATATGGAACGCTCGACCGCCCGAGCCTGAAGGTGACTTTTACGGCATCTCCCACATAATAGTGCCTGGCATAGGAAGCCTGCGACCCATCATTTGCACCAATATTGCCGCCTGTCGGACCGATGTCTGCGCTTTTCACGCGGCCGAGGAAACTGCCACTCAGGTAAATGCTGCCACCGTAACTCTTAATGACGGCCTGACCTGCCGCCGTATTGATGAGGTATCCGACATCCTGCCCTGCGGGCCGCGTCGCGCCGTCCTGCGTCACGGTCGGGGGGGGCTGGCCATGACGCCGCGATTGCGAGGATTTCCCGCGCGAGCTGCAGCAGATCGCTTGCGGAGACGTTCAAGCTTGGCGAAAAAAGTGGATTTGAGCTGTACATCGACCATCAGGCGGCCCTCACGAAAGCTATGACGCGCGAGCCGTCTTCAACCACGCGATTGGTATTTTCAGCGACGAGCGACCACTGATATCCGGTAGGCGCGGGATATGGCGGCGACACCCCACCGCCCTTGTAGTGGGCGCCTCGATATCCATAGCCATGGCGGGAGGTGAATTTCAGCGCCTTGGAAAAGAGTGATGGCGCATCTTCACCGGCGCGCCAGCCAAACCCGAAACGGGTCCAGATGTAGAACTCCTTAGCCATTCGCTTCCGCCTGGGCGATTTTCTGACGCAACGTCTCAGCATCCCAGCCGGCAAAGGCGCGTTTGCCGAGGACCGTCTCGTATTGCGACCGCAGCGACTTTATTTCGTCATCCGAGCTAACGCTCGCGGGTGCAACTTCTCTGCCGGTTCCATCGCCAACCGGAAGATCAGTTTCGGAAACGCGTGGTTGCAGCGGAACCGAATGGCCGAGCTTGCCGAGAAGAACCGCATAACGGCCGTCCTTCGACCGAAGCGCACGGGTCATGTAGCAACTGGATTTCATGACGATATCCTCAACTTTCGAATGACCGGCCGCGATCAGTCGCGACCGGCCCTCTCAAATGATCGATCAGGAACCGGAGGTGGGGTCACCCCAGGTCACGTCATCCATCCAAGCCACAGCGGAGGCGCGGCGGCGCATCCAGTTGATGGTGCGCTCGGCGCGGAAGCCGACCGAGTTCGTCTGCCAAAGCGACACGAGCTCCGCTGCGACCGGTGTCGCCGCGATGGAATCTCCGGTCGGATTGTCCACCATCTCCAGCGACGCTTCGGTCGACATGTCGATCTCGATACCGCCCTCGTCCCCGAGATAGATGTCCTCGGCATTGACCAATGCGACCACATCGTCGTCGACATATTGCGAAGTGATGACCGGCAGTTCGAAGAACGTGCCGCCGCGCATCGTAATGCCGGGAAATTCCCGCTGACCGAGCGGATTGACCATCAGAGAAAGGCGCAGCGCGCGCTGGGCGGACATAACCCAGACACCGGACATGAGAGGATTGTTCGCCGTCACAAACGCGCCCATGATCATGGCTACGTCGGCGCGCACCGCGTCGGCGTCCGACCCGTTGGTGATCAGAGCGGTAACGCCGTTGAGGATAGACGCCGGCGAGACACCCGCCGAACCGGCATTGGCTGGATCGATGAAGGACAGGTCCTGCCGCTTGACGACCGCCTTGGCGAGACTGTCGCGGATAAGGACTTCGCCGGATGGCGAGCTGTCGCGGATCTGCTCCATCGTCGCCGCCGCGATCGTGGCGATCTTGAGCGGATTGAGCTCCGTACGGGTCCAGCTCGGCTTGGTCATCGGCTTCGCCTTGCCCTCGCCAACCCAGTAGGCCGCGCTTTCGCTGGCTTCCGTGATCAGCGGGACCCGGAAGGGAATCCGCGTCAGGCCTGGGATGTCACCCTGGCCGAAACGGCCGATGATCGTGCGGGGACGAAGGAACTCGACGAAGTCGGCCCATCCTCCCTCATTGCCGATCAGCGCTGCGTCGGTCGTGGTATTGGACGCGATGACGGCCGCCTTCACGACACCGATGATCTCCGGGTCGCGGGTGCCATACTGCTCTTCCGCCACAGCAACAAGGTCCCGGTGCTGCTTCCGTGCTAGCGCCAGGCAGCGGGCATATCGTGCAAGCCGGATGCCCGGCGCCGGCTTTTCTGCCTTGATGGTAATGCCGGCGCGAACAGTCGAGCCGTCGTCGGATGTCTTGATCTGGTTCTGGATGACCGGCTTGGCGCCGGCCGCCTTGGTCTTTTCCAGGGCGCGGAACCGTTTGAGGTCTGCATCGATCGTATCGACTTCTGCAGACAGGGTGTCGAACTCCTCCTGTTCGTCCGCTTCGGTCGAGCGGCCTTCTTCGGCGGATTTAGTCAGGATTTCTTCCATACGCGCCGCATGAGCAGCGCGCTTGGATTCAAGAGCAGTGATCTGCTCTGCCAGGGTCTTGGCCATGGGTTTTTTCTCCGTAGGCTTCAGGTTGACGGACTTGGTGGATTTTCCCGAAGCGCCGGGAGGTGCAGGCCGATCATCTGCCTTCGGCTCCTTGCCTGACGCGGCGAGCAGAGGGCGGTCGATCGACTTGATGGTGGAAATCACCGCATCGGCATTAGCCGGCACGGAAACAAGGGAAAGTTCGAGGACTTCGGTGGAAAGGAAGCGGATACCGCCATCGTCCATCCATGAATATTCGAGAGCACGGAAGCCAATCGAAACGGCACGCACGAGACCGGCCTTGATCTCGCCCCATGCTGTTTCGACGCGATCGCGCAACGGGCCGGCTTCATCGATCTTCGGCAACGTCGCTTCGAACGTGATGCCCTCTTTCGTCGGTTTTTCGAATGTCACGGAACCAACGGGTTTGTCATGATCGTGCTGATGCAGGAGTGGCATCGGGTTCTTGAACTGAACGCCAAGGGGTTCCACGATGTCCCCCACACGGTCGGGGTTAGGTGTGGTCGCAGTGCCGCGGATAATGCGCTGCTCTTCCTCGACCGCCTTGACGGTCAGGACCGAATACATCCTGTTCATCTGGATTCCCTCGTTATCCGAAGACCATCATCTGGAAGGCCGGCGTTTTCTCGCCCTGATCTTTGGAGGCGATGCCGATCGCCATGATCATGGCGACGATGCCGTCGATACGTTCGGTCGATTTGTTTTTGGCTGGTTTGATATTGTCCGCTGGATCGGTCTCGATGGCGACAACCTGCGCATGCCGCTTGAGGACCGGATGATTCCCGTGATGGAAACCGTTGCACAGAACCAGACGCTCCAGTTCCTTCGATGGCGATGACATCGAGGCAAAGCCCTGGCCGAAACGGACAACCGGCAAACCTTCCTCTTCAAGCTTCACGGCAGTTTCCACCGCATTCCATCGATCGATGGCAATTCCGCCTTCGTCCGGCTCTCGCTTCGGATTGTTGACGTGGGCAACGCGGAATTTTTCCGCATCGCGGTAGACCTGTGCCCGGATGAACTCATAGTCGATGACGTTTCCGGGCGTCGTTATAAGGGCGCCCTCGCGAACCCAGTGTTCATAAGGGAGCTTGTCGCGCCTGGCGTGCTGCTTAACCAGGTCGGCGGGCTTGAAGAAACGGGGAAGAACGATCGGAACGTCGAGACCGTCCTGAATCGGAAACCACCATACCAGCGCCGAAAGGTCAGTTGTGGCGGAGAGGTCGAGGCCGCCGAAACACCGCTTTCCGGCAAGCCGTGGTTCCAGCTCCTTCCAATGCGCCGGGCCCGCACATTGATTCCACCCGAATTTCTTACCTTCGTCGTCAACGCCGTCTATAGGCAGCCACCGGACCGCCTGTTCCGTCCACATGTTCAGATGATAGTTCTTGAAGTGATTTTCCAATCGCGGCAGTTGCTGCGCCCGGCGGGCATTGTCCCGCATGGTGTTCAGCTTTTTCGACACGCCTAGATTGGGATTTGCCTTTTTCCAGACCTCTTCGGATGTCCAGTCGTCCTCTGGATCGGCCGCATAGACGACGACGAGCGTAACGGGATCGTCGAGCGTGCCGTCGAGGATCTTCCCGCACTCGTCCCAGACCTCTTCTCCGTAAGTACCCTTCTTGCCGGCGGTCGAGATGAGGAACTCCAGAGGCTGGCGCCTGGCATCCTCTGAATCATGCACGAACTGGTATAGATCACCGGAAGTCCACTCATGAATTTCGTCACCAATCAGGCCGGAAGCAGAAAACCCGTGCTTGCCTTCTGCCTTTCCCGAAAGGGGTTTGAAGCTGGCATTGAGGGCCGGACAGTAGATCGAAGACTTGAGACAGACGAGATCGTTGGTTAGTGCGCCGCTCTTGGCAGCCATCGTCGAAGCCTGGCTGAATACAAGCCTAGCCTGGCCTTCATGCGATGCGATCGAATAGACCTCGCCGCCTAGCTCACCGTCGCCGAGCAGAACCAGGAGTGCAATTCCCGCCGCCAGCTCCGTCTTGCCGTTCTTGCGCGGCACCCATACGAAGCATCGCCGATATCGGCGCGTGCCGTCGGGCTGTTTCCAGCCGAAGAGCGGCCGCACGATATCGTTTGCCTGCCAATCTTCGAGATGGAAGGGACGACCTGCCCACTCCCCTTTGGTAAAGCAAAGGTGCGACGGGAAGAATTCGACAGCGAGGTCGGCAGCTTTCTCGTCAAACCAGAACTCGCCTTCGCACCAGGCTTGCCGGTCGATATTCCATTCTGCTTTCAGGCCGACCCCGGCCGGCCGCTTGCGAGGTCCAAGCCGATGGGCTGCCGCGCCGGAACGAACTGACATGGCCTATTGGAGATATCCTATCGCCGAACGTGGCGCCGGCGATTGCTGTGGCGAAGTCGGTGCTTTTGACTGCTCTTGCTTCGAAGCCGACTGATGATCGTCGAAGAGACCGGCACCCTGTGCGGCCGCAGCGGCTCTGGCCGCAAACAGCCGCTGGCGCTCCGCCGGATTGAGCCCGAAATTGGCTTCGGCAGCACTGAGCTGCCGCTCCAGCCTGTCGGCGATCACGAATGCCGGATCGTAACGGCGCACGGTTCCGCTTGCCGTCTCGATCTCATAGATCTCGCCCTCGGTATCGAGCCTTTTCTGCATGTCGTGCCACCGCGCAAAGTTGCGGCAATACCTCGCAAATGTCTCTGCATCGATCTGACTCAGCAGCCTCATCGCAATGAGCCGTGGCGCGAGCCGGTTCCAGACCAGAAGTCCGCCTTTTTTCAGCCATTTCGGAGGATGAACGATCGGCACGACAACGGCTCGCGTTTCAGTCTTGCTTTCAGCCGGCGCAGTTTCGGCGGCGGCAGGATCCTCGCCAATCGGCCGATGCCCGCTGTTACCCTTCGCCTTCTTGACGGATGCCGGTTCCGGCTTCGGACCGCGACGCCCCATACATCACCTCACCTGCGGCCTTCCACAGCCACAATGCTGCACCAATAAAAAAATTCTCGAAAACCTGCGCGCAAATAATTTTGTGTTAGCCGCCGGTCAGGAAGGGAGGGGGTGGCTACTTTTGACCACCCCCCCCCCTACCTCGTTTATTTCGGCAGGTTCGCCGCTACTCGCTTCGCCGTCTCGCTATTGAGCCAGAGCTCAGTCAAACCGATCTCGCCGCGTTCATACATGCGTTCGAGCTGCTGCTTGACGCTGTCGTGATGCCACTTGCAGCACGACTGCCACATGCTCGTGTCCCAGAACTTCGCCGGATCGCCATGGTGCGGGTCGACGTGGTCCACCACCGTGGCCGGTGCTATCAACCCTCCCGCCTCACAACCGATGCACAACGGATGGGACCGGATGAACGTATCGCGCGCCTTGGACCAACGATGATTGTAGCCACGCTCACTCGCACTGCCACGGTAGCGGTCGGCATTGGCCTTCTGCTCCTTGCGCGTCGGCGCACCTTTCGGTCTGAATTGTCCTGGCATGTTCGGCATACCCTAGATGCACGAAAGGCGACCTCTCGGCCGCCTGTCATACATCCGGTCATAGCTTGCGCACTGGCCCTGAATCGATACCTCGCGATCGAGGCTGTCAGGGAGGGGTCCTGCCGGTAAGCAACTCCGGGTTCTTCACCCGTTCGCCGATGGTCAAGCCAGCGACTCAAAAGCCCACAACATGGGATCCAGGATCATCCGTGGGCGGATTCATGATCACAGTTTTTCGATCTGCGCAATATCCAATTCCACGGGCGTCTGGCGACCGAAGATATCCACATCGACCGTCACCCGGAAGCGCTCGACATCGAGCGCTGTGACTATCCCTGGGAATGATGCGAACGGACCGTCGACGACGCGCACCCGCTCTCCGACCATGAAGTCGTATTTCTCCGGCATCCGGTGGTCATACTTGCCTTCCTGCGCCAACGCCTTGAAGCGGCTGATGGATTCCTCATCGGCGCGCCATGGCGAAACAGCGCCGCCCACCACGTCGATCACGTCGTCGACATGCAGCAACCCTGCCATTGCGGCGGCGATTGGCAGGCAATAGACAAGCACGTAACCGGCAATAACCGGCCTTTCCGGCAATATTCGGACACGCCCTCTGCGCACCGTGCGGGACCCATTCGACCGCACGACCAGGCTTTCCACGTCCGCATCTTCCAGCCGCTTTTCCACAGCGAATTCGCTTCCCGTCATCACCCGAAGGCAATACCAGCCGTCCTTCATGCCCGGATAATCCGCCTTGATGCGTGGAATCACGCGCCGCGATGCCATCGAAAGATGGTCGATGCGAATCGCCAGATCGTCGGCAACATGATCCCGCTTGATCATCGCCACGCCGCGGATCAGCACCTCGCCGCCGCCCTTCTTCGGCACGCTGACGTAGCGGCTGACGTCGATCCCTTCGAAAGTTCCCTTCCTATGCTGCATCGTCATCGCCCTGCCCCATGTTCAGCGCCGCGCGCGCGGCCAGTTCGAAATTGTCGAGACCAAGCGGCCCACCCTTCGGGAAGTAGACGACGCGCATCGCGCCGGTATCCGGCCACAGGGGCCATCCCCGCTCGATGTGATAGGTCCGCCATTCCTCGAATACCTCGCCGCCCACAGGCACGGCCTCGCAAAGCTCGGACAGCGCCTGGAAACACGCATCGGCCCTGTCCGCCGCCCGTTCCGCCGCAAGCTTGTGCAGCCGGTTGACCTCCGGGTAACCGAGCTCCGTCGCCCGGCGGCGATATTCCGCCTGCTCGAAATCAGGCGGAAAGACCAGCGTGTCGCCGTCAAGCAGGATGCCCTTGCGGTCGAGATAGGCCATCGCTCTGCTTTCGCTCGCTCGCCGCATCGTCTCGAACATGTTCCGCGCCGTCTGGCGGAGGTCGTCAGGCAGTTCCACACCCTTCGGGCCGTCGAGCAGCGCAAGCATGCGCTTTCCGGCCCAGATCGGCCCGAATGGCGCGACATGGACCTGCTCCGCCATCCGGCTCCGGTCGATGAGCCGCGGCGCGATGGCGGCCACGTCGTTGAAGATCTTGTCCCGGAGATAGACCCCGAGCGCGACCGGGTTCGGCTCGCCCTTGTTCTCGCCGCTCTTCACCTTCGGGCAGATCGCCAGATAGGCGTCGCGGCGATCTTCGGCCATCAGCCGCTCTTCGGCGGTGAGCTTGAGGAACTGCCGGAAGGCCCAATCCTTCGACGAGCCGAGCACGCCGGGCCACGGATTGCCCCGCTTGCCGATCCTCAGTGCATCGAACCGCTTTTCGAGCTGCTTCAGATCATCTTCCGAAACCTCGCGCGCGCTCCCTCTCTCTCTTACGGGTTCATTTACCGGTTCCCTTACTGGTTCCCTTACTGGTTCTATTGCGGACTCCTGTGTCCGGTTCAAACTGTCGGAAATGTCCGGTTCAAGGGTGTAATCCTGTCCGGTTGCCGCGTCGGTTGAACCGGACAAATTGTCCGGTTCAAAATCCGGGTTTTCGCCCCGCTCGGCCGCCTTGAAGCCCGGCTCGAAACCAAGCGAATAGCGGTTGGCGCGGCGCTTGTTCTTCTCCCGCTGCTCCACCCAGTTGATGTGCCCCTTGTCGCGGAGCGAATAGAGTTGACGGCGGATCGACCGCTCGTCCATCTCGCAGTTCTCGGCAAGATATTCTTGTGTCGGAAAGCAGCCGAAGACCGGGTTGTGGCAGTCCGCGAGATGCCACAGCACCCGAGCCTCGGCAGGCGAGATGCCCCTGACCTTCACGGCCCAATTGGTCGCGTCGTGGCTCATTCCGCCGCCTCCGCTACTTCGTTCAGCGCGCCGAACAGGTCGGGCACGGCGATCTTCCGTTCAGCCGCCAGGCAGTAGCGCAGGCCATCGCGGAAATAGGTGTCGGAAAGCTCGGAGGCCTGACCTCGCCGCCCCTTCATGATGGCCCTGTAAGGCACCGTCATCAGGCCGCCGAACGGGTCGTATATGAGATCGCCGCGATTGGAGTAGCGGTCGATCAGCCGGTCGACGATATCGAACTGCAGCGGGCATACGTGCTTTTCGAGGTTCTTCTGGCTCTGCTCGCCGTTCAGCGTCCGCATGCGCGCCACGTCGGTCCAGACCTCCGGATGTTTCGAAGGCGGCGCGAGCGTCATGTATGTCTTGGAGAGGTTGTCGCGGGCGGCGAGCTCTTCTCCCAGCCGGCAATGCTCCTCGAAATCGTAGACCGCCTCGCCGCTTGCCAGCTCCCTGAAAAGCTTCATCACCGATTTGGAACCCATCCGCACGAGCTCGTCCGTCGTCAGCAGCCGGTTGCCGGAAGAGACCCAGAAGCCATGGGCGTCGAGCTGCCAGCGCGCCAGCGTGTAGCCGCTGCCCGGCACCTGCGGCCGCCTGTCGCCATCCGTCCAGGGCACCTGTTCTCCGTCGGCGGCGATGACGAGCGGCCGGTCATGTTCCACGCGGATATCCGCATAGGCCTTCGAGCGGTCGCTTTGCGGCTTACGCATCAAAAGCACGTATTCCGGCGAGCCGACGCCCATCTTCGTGGCGTCCTTCATCATCTCCGAATAGGTCAGGCGATAGGTCTGGTTGTTCTCGTAGACCACGTCGGTGGTGATCGTGATCATGCCGAGAAACTGGAAGCCGTGCTTCAGGTAATGAAAGATCGCCTCGGCATGGAACGGCGAAACGGTCGGCACGCCCTCGCCCGTCACGTTGCCGAACAACACCCTATCCTTGACGTGGATGCAGGCGAGCCGGCCAGGCGACAGGATCCTGAAGAGCTCCGGCGTCAGGAAATCCATCTGCCGCCAGAAATGGCCGTTGTCGTCGGTGTGACCGAAGTCGTTGTAGCTCGCCGAATATTCGTAATGGTTGGCGAAGGGGATCGAAGTGACGATCTGCCCCACGGAATTCGCCTCCGTGCGCGCCGCCTCGTCGACGCAGTCGTTATGGGCGATGTGGAAGAACTCGCCCTCCTCGACCCTCCTGGCGACACCCATGGAGCGCGCCAGCACGTCCTCGACAGGCAGACGGTCGAGACCGTATTTCCGCACGACGGCGGCCATGCGCTCCATCTGGTAGTCATGGTCGCGCCATTTCCGCTCGAGCTCGCGGCGAACCTCCCGCTCGGCTTCTGAATAGATGATGTCGATCCACACCTCGTGCACCTGGCCGAAACGGTAGACGCGATGGACCGCCTGGATGAAGTCGTGGAACTTGAAGCCGATCCCGACGAAGATCGACCATCGGCAGTGCTTCTGGAAATTGCAGCCGGCGCCACTCATCTCCGGCTTCGTCGCGAGATCGCGGAACCTGCCTTCCTTGAAGCCGATGGCATTGGCTTCATTGGTGTCCAGGTCCTGCGAACCATAGATCGATTTCACGCCCGGCACGGCCGCCTCGATCGCGCGGCGCTCGTCCTCAAGGTCGTGCCACAGGATCCTGTGCATCTCGGGATGTTCTGCGATCAGCTCCGCCATCCTGGCGATGCGCGCGGAAAGACTGTCGCGCTTGGCAGACGCCGCCTGCGTCACGCCGAGCGCGGTGTTGCGCAGAAGCAGGTGCTGCCCGTCGCGGTCGACGCCGGCGGCGGAATGATCGATCGGCACCTCGTGCCATCTGACCCGCATGTCCGGAAGGATGTAACCGTCGTCGGAGCAGCCGAGATCGGACGGCTTCTGCAGGAAGATCGCCCAGCTATGCACCCACAGCCAGAATTCCTCTTCCTTGTGCGGGAAGAGCGTCAGGTCGCCCGCCTTCTCGGAATTGCGCTGGAAGAAGCGCGTCAGCGCCTGCCCCGTGTCCATGACGCCAAGGAAGCCGGCGTAATGGATCAGCTCCTTGGTCCGGTTCGGAGACGGCGTCGCGGTGGCGACGAACTTGAACCGCACGTCGGAAAACAGCGGCAGGAATGTCTGGAATGTCTTCGTGCCGTAACCGCGCAGCACGGCCGCCTCGTCGAGGCTCGCGGCGATGAACATCGAGAGGTCGATCTTGCCGTCGCGCACGCTCTCGTAGTTGGTAAGCAGGATGAGCGGCCGATCCTCGCCGGCCGCCTCGCGGTCGCCCGCGGTCACTTCCGCTGTTGAGCGGATGAACTTCAACCGCACAGCGAAATCACCCGTGAAACGTTCCTCCGCCTCGCCGAAGAACTCCTGACGCACGCCGAGCGGCAGGACGATCAGGCAGAGCCCGCCGGTGAGCCTGCGGATGATCCGCATCAGCTCGATCTGGATCGAGGTCTTGTGCAGGCCAAAATTCGCGAAGACCGCCCGCCGACCACCCCTGACAGCCCAAGGCACGATCTTGCGGCAATGCGGAGCCAGCGCCGGATTGATCATGCCGGGATCGATCGCGAGACCGGTCGATTCCGCGACCTTCATCTTGCCGCGCAGGAAAGCATCGTACTCGCTCATTCGGCGGCCTCCAGTGCCGCGAGCTCGTGGCGGCAATTGTCTTCCGCGAGCATGCGGATCATGAAGGGCGGCACGGAATTGCCGACCAGGTGGTATTTTTCGGTCTTGGTGAGCCGGCGCCGCTTGCCGTTGATGGTAATAAACTCCGGCAGAGAGCCCGGCCTAAAGCCGTGCGCTGCCGCACCCTCCTCCGGCTCCAGCATGCGGATGCCGATATCGGTGATGACGTAGTCCTCGCCGCGCACGCGCACGATCACCAGTCCGTGCCGAGCCTTGGCCGTCAGCGCGCCGAGCGGCTCCCTGAGGTCGTCATCGGTCTTACCGTTCGAGAAGTAATGCTGCAGGAAGGCGAGGATCAGACCAGCATGATTTCCGCCGGCGCACGTGGCACCGCCCGGCTCGGAGATGTCGCGGCCGTCCCTGTTCGTGCCGCGCAAGGCGAGCATCGATGCGGCAACCACGCCCTGCTGTGTTCCACGGCTTGTCATCGTCGACAAGGGGTCGGCGGCATCGCGCGCCGGGTGGCCCGGATGGCTTCCGGCGGAATGCTGCGCCATGAAGACTGCGCTCAGACCGATCTGGGGACTTGTCGTGAACGCCCCGAGCGGATCGGAGGCATCCCGCCCGGGTCTCGGGACATTCTCCCCACCTTCCCGCGGATCGCCGTTGTGCTGAGCAAGGAAGGCGGCGACCAATGCAGCCTTACTTCCACCCGCCATCTGAGTGCCGGCCGGATCGCCAAGGTCGAGCGCGCGCGGCTTCTGCCCGTCACGCTCGCCATAACCGGTCTGCACCATCGTTGCGGCAACCAGTGCCGTCTTGCCCTGACCGCCTGGCATGACCACCGGCGCTGGCTCCTCGATGTCCACTCCGTTCGATTCCCCGAACTGGCGCTGCAGGCTCGCGGCGACAAGTGCGAGATTGCCGCCGCCTGCGTGAAACGCGGTGGCTGGATCGGCAAGATCGCGCTCGCGGTTATTGCCGCCAGCGCCGTTGTCGCCGTGGGCGAGGCCCGCCAGCGTGGCCGCGACGAGGATCCTGTCCTCCTTGGTCGTCGTCGCTCCCGACGGCTCCTCGACAGATCGCGGCTCGGTCTGCGCCGCCCGACCGCCCGCGCCGGTCACCAGAGGGGCCAGCGCGGTCTCCACCAAAGCATGATTGGCTCCACCCGCCGTGAACGCGTGCGCCGGCTCATCTCCCGCATAGAACGGTTTCTCGGCATTGCGCATGACGGACATGTGAGGTGATACGAGCGCAAACTCGCCACGATGAGCGCAGGTCAGCGTCCGCGACGGCTCGTCGGTTGGATATGCGCGGTCCATCCCGCCTGAATGCGTGATCGGCACGATGAACGGCCGGTCCGCTTCGATCACGTAGCGCATGACACCGCGGGCGATGCGTCGCAGCGTGGCGTCGGCGAGCGGCTTCTTTCGGTCGAAGATCGATTTCACTGGCAACGACCAGTCGATCTTCTCGTGCATGCCGCGCCACGGCTTCAGCTTGAGCTTGCGGGCGAGCTTGCGTGGCGCGTGGGTGCGCTCGCGCCAGACGATCGGCAGGCCATCCCGCCGCGCGACGCCGAAATATCGCTTGCGGATGGTGTAAACTCCGTAATCCGCGCAGACGAGCACGCGGCCCTCGAAATGATACCCGTGCCGCGCCATATGCTTCTGCCAAGCTTTCCAGATGCGGCCGCGCTTCTTTGGGTCCGGGACCAACCACTGATCCTGCACTGGCACACGCTCGCCCTTGGCCGCGACCGTCCCGTCAAGCCTGAGGACGCGACCGGTCGCCGGATCACGCTTGGCAATCAGCCCACCCCATGTCTGGATTTCCGGTACGTTTTCGAGCGTGATCACTTCCGGCCGCACCTGGCCGGCCCAGCGGCAGACGACCCATGCGAGCGAGCGGCGACGTTTGGAGACGGGCTTGCCGCCCTTGGCGACGGAAAAATGCGTGCAGTCGGGAGAGGCATGCAGGACGCGCACCCCCCTTCCCTTCGTCGCCTCGCGGGGGCAGACGTCGAACACGTCGGTCCTCAGATGCCGCGTGTGAGGGTGCCGGGCCTCATGTACAGCGATCGCCACGGGGTCGTGATTGATCGCCAGATGCACGTGGAAACCGGCATCCTCCAGCCCGTCGCAACCGCCGCCCATGCCGGCGAAAAGGACCACTGTCATGCGGTTGTCGAGTGAGAAGAAATGCGATTCCGGGACGCGGACATTCATGACTTCACCGCCTTTGTGCTCGGTTCTGAGAAATGCACACAGGGCGGCGATTCGAAGATCGGCTTCGTTTCCATAAGATCGGCCGGCGGTGTAACTGGATCGAGATCGAGAATGAGATCGATGACGCGAGGAAACCGGCGGCCGGTGACCGACATTGGTCTCCGCTTCACGGCGATCGTATCGGGCAGCAAGCGCTCGCCGAGCCAGTCGCTGACGCCGAGCGCGCCGAGCGCCCCGAGCGCCTCGACCACCTCGCCGTCGTCGGCGACCTTGAGGCGCCATTCGCCGTCCTTGCCGGTGAAGAAATGCAGGCTTTTCATCAGGGCGCTCCTCAATAGCTCATGTCGGGCGCGTAGAAGCAGCGCAGCGTGTCTTCGGTCGGGTAGAGGCAGAGGTGATAATCCTCGTCCTGGCTACGGCGCGCCTGGGCCTGAGGGAGCGAGAAATCATGCCGCCGGGTGATGAGGCGGTGATCGCCTGGCTTCAGCGTGATCTCGAAGCCGCCCTTGACGATCTTGACCGAGCGTGCAGGGATCGTCTGGCAATCGCCCGTCTGGCCGTTCCCGTTGCAGCAGAAGCCGTCGTATTTCCAGGTCACCCCGGCGGCGCTGTGTGCCTCGTGCGCGTCGGCCGGCTCCCAGTAGAGCGCGGTGAAGGCCGCGACGCCGGCAAGCGCCGCCCAGAACAAGAATTTCTCAGGTCGCATCGGAAAGGTCCCCCGTCGGGTTTGACCGCACGGCGTCCGCCATGCCGGCCCGCGCGATCTGCGCGGTATGGATTGCGAAAAAGGGAAGCGAGCCGTCGGGCATGCGACGGCAATTGAGGGTGGCGAATTCCGCGTCGAGGCACCTGACGCCGGCCTCGAAGCCGGCCGCCTGCAACAGGGCGCGGATCGCCATGTGATCCCGCTGGATGACGCCGAGCGGCACGGCGAAGAGCCATTCGGCCCGTTCCCGGTCGGTCTCGCAGTCTCGGAGCAGTTCGACGATCGGCAGAAGGTCGGTCATCCGGCGCACCTCACAAGAAGAGCGGCTGCACGGAGCCGTCCGCAAAAACCGTGTCCATGGGAGTATCGGCCGTCGGCTCCTCGCCGTCCCAGCCGTTCGGCCAGGTCTGAAGCGCGATCAGTTCGCGGATACGCGCCTCTTCGTCGGCATTGAGGATATCGACCTGCGGCCGCCCGAGCCGCATCGCCTCCAGATTGATTTCCGACTGAATCGAGAGAACCCGGTCGAGCGCCATCAGGCGGGCATCGAATGTCAGCGGCCCCATGCGCTGCTTGTTTTTGGCCGTCGCGATATCGCCATTGGCGTCGATGCCGGTCTTCTTGAGCCTGTGGCGCGGCTCGCGAAGCTCCCGATAGAGAGGCTTCAACCCAAGCAGCGGAGTGATGTACGACCAGTACGGGACGCGGAGAACCGTCTCCAGACCGAGGTCTCTGGCAGCGAGCGGGCAGCCGTTGCAGCCGGTGCGCGCATTGATCTCCTGCGCCTCATCCCCGCCATAGGCATCAACGACAGGCCGCGTGTCCCAGCCGCCGTATTCCGCCATCGGCGCATAGATTTTCAGCCAGTCGAAGACATTGCAGACGCGCCAATGCAGCAGGGGCGCGAGCGTGGCGATCCGTCCGCGGATGCCTTTGGCCTCGGGCAGCACTTGCTGATACCAGCCCTGTCCGCATTCTGCCCCATCCTTTCCGCAGGACATCGCAATGCGCCCGTCACGGATTGCGCTCTCGCCCTGGCGCACGCCGGTGATCATCAGGATCGAGCCGTCAAGCTCATTGATCCGCCGCTCCAGCGCCGCGGTCATCGGATCGACCTTGATCTGCCGGGTGCACCAGCGGAACGTGTTGTTGTTCGGGGGCGGCACGCCGCGTCCGAGCATGTAGACCAGAAACCGCTGATCCATCGGCGCGCAGACGACTTCGCAATGGATGCCGCGAGCCCGCAGCCGGTCCAGCAGGCGCGCTGCTGCTATCGCAAGCGGCGGAAGCTCCATGCGGGTATCGGCATAGAGGACGGTGATGGACTTAGGAGCCGGAAGCCGCCCCGCATCTATCAGATGGATGATGACGGTCAGTGTGGCGGTGCTGTCCTTTCCACCGGAGAAGGCAAAAACCCAGTGATCATGCGCCGAACCATAAGCCTGCATCGACTCAAGCGTCAGTTCTACGGCCTCGTCGTAGACAAGCCGCTTTGATCCGGAAAAGAGCGAAGGCTGGAAGGTCACGGCCGCGCCTCCCGTATTTCACGTTTGCCAAATGCTGTAACAGCCTGATTTGGCTGACCCCGCTCTCCGATCACGAGGTATCGCATCGGGTTGCGGCGCATCGCCCTGCAGAGGGTCAGAAGGCTCGCGGCGGAAAGGACCTGGCAGTTGCACGCCCGCGAAACCATCGCGGGGTTCAACCCCGGAAAGGAGGCCGACGCGGTGCGCGTCGAAAGCCCCTTGTCCGAGAGCCATGCGCGGGTATCGGCGGCAAGCCGGTCGCGATCGATATCGGGGATCATGGGATCGGCTCCTGTCCGTTCTGGGTAAGCCGCACGCCGAAGACGGCGGGATCGATGCCGAAGGACATCCAGAGCTTGAGGCGGGGAACCGGCCGCTCCAGCCGGCCCATCCATGCCATCTGGAATTCGAACTCGGTCACGCCGGCCGCCTTGCGGAGCGCGACCTTGGCGCCACGCTCCTGGCTGCCCCGGGGCGCCGGAAAGGCGACGTTCGCCATGTGGCACACGCGGGCGCGCAGGAAGAACCTCAGCATCGCGGGAGAGAAATCGGGCGTCATGCCGCCTCGCTTTCCGGCTTCCCGGACTGGTTGCCCCAGAAGTCCCATTTCCCATCGAGCCTGATGTCGCCGTCGGCGAGACTGTCGCGCCGCTGGAACATTTCGAGCTTCGGCATGTCCGGATAGAGCCGGTCGATCTGCTCGGCGAACCACGCGGGCTTGCGGCTGTGCTCGCCGACCGGGTGTTCGGTGCATTTCACCGGCTGGGTTCCCTGCAGGGGTGCCGGAAAGTCGCCGCGCGTGCCGATCAAAAGCAGTTCGAGATTGTCGAAGCTCCAGTAGCCAGTGCCGGTCTGACGGCCGGGATAGACCTTCTTCCAGCCCCAGAAGCTCTTGAACGAAAAGCCCCATGCCTCCATGATCCTGATGCCGTTGGAAAGATCGGTGACCCAGAGGAAAAGAACCGCGTTCGACGCGGCCGGGCATCCGAGCGCCAGGATGTCCTCGAGCGACATGGTCGGGTAGTGATTGTCGGCGCTCTTTTCACCACCGGTCACCGCCGACCAGGTCTCGAAACGATGCGCCGGGTCCGCGTAGATGACCGGATAGGCATTGCCACTAGCGCCGTCATTGCCGCCCATTGCCGCCTGCCACCAAGGCGTGGCATCCTGACGGGCGGCGATCTGCACGGCGAGATCGGAGCGGACGGCATGGCGGAGCTGCTGTTCCTTCGCCCGGATCTCCTTGGTGACCCTTTTCAGTTCCGGGATATTGGCCGGTTCGGGAAGGAACATGGTGCGGATCGGTTTGATCGCCGGCTGCCTCACCCCGTCCCTGCCCACGACTTCCCGCTGGTGGGGAATTTCCCCACCTCTGACCATGCGATCCCGTACGGCCGAAACGGTCTTGTGATCGACCCCGAGCCGCGCCGCGATGGCCCGCGCCGAGATCGTCGGTGTTTCCTTGAGCTGAGCCTCAATGACCGACCGCTTCTGCTCGGTGTTCATGTGACGTCGGGAGATGTTTATCTCACGGGCATAGGCGCGCTTTTCGTCTTCCGACATGCCCTTACGCACAAAGCGCGGCCAGTCGGCTATCCCGAGTTCGCTGCAGATATCGACGCGGTGATGCCCATCAAGGATATTGCCAGCATCATCATATTCGACCGGCACGAGAACGCCGTGCCGCTCGATCGAGGCCTTGAGCGCGGCACGGTCATCATCGGAGAGCGGCGGAAGTAGCTGGTATGGACCGTCGGCACTCATTGCTGGCCTCCCCGCTTGGGCTTGAAGCTGATGACCGTCTCGCCATCCGTCCTTGCCTCGTCGGAAGGGTAGGCATCCAGCGATCGTTGCAGCGGCCAGGGCAGATTGCGCACGGCCAGATCGGCAACGCCGTGACTCCAGAGGCGCGGCAATCCGAGATCGGGATGCGGCTGCACGGAGGCGATAAGACGGGACATGACCGCGTCGCGCGCCATGTCCCACCCGGCCTGCGGGCCGACGACGAGCTGGCGCTTCAGGTGCTCGGCAAGCGCGCGCATCAGGGCGGGGCTTGCCTGCGCCAGCGCATCGGAAAGATGAGACAGGCTGCGCTCGGGAAGTACGAACGGGGCAAGATAGCGTTCGAGGATCCTGTGGCGTTCGCTCTCGCCCGGCAATTCCAGCTTGATCTGGATCTCGAACCGCCGCCACAAAGCCTGGTCGACGCGATCGCCGAAATTCGTGGCGGCGACGATGAAGCCGTCGTAGCGGTCGAAATTGGCAAGCAGCACATTGACCATGTGATTGTGGTCTTGCTCGCCAACCTCGTTGCGGCCGCCGTTCATCCTTTTCGCCGCAAGTGAATCGAATTCATCGAAGAACAGGAAGACAGGCTCGCCGACCTTCTCGATGAGATCGAAAAGCCTGCCGACATAGACCGCGCTCTCACCGATATATTGTGACTGGACCTTCTCGGCGCGCACCAGAAGCATCGGCAGCCCGAGCCGCGCGGCGAGATGATGCGCGAGCGTCGTCTTGCCGGTTCCAGGCGCGCCATGGAAAAGCGCCCGCATGCGCGGCTTTAGGCCGACGGATTTCAGTTCGTCTGCCGCCCAGATTTCCGTCAGCCATTCCATCAGCGCCATGCGCACCGGGCGCGAAAGGATCGGCTCCTGCGCCTCCTCGGGCATCATCAGGACGCCAAAACCGGCAAGATCGGTGATTTCCCGGTGGGCCATCAGGTCTCAGGCCCCATGCCATCCGAGCCTGAGGCTTCGCGCCAGCCGGCGTCGAATTGTGGCCGGCGCTTGTCGTTCCAGGGGAAAGGGTTCGATGTGATAGGCTGGTTGGCCTGGTAGGCTGTCTTGCCGAGTTCGAAGGCGCCAGCCTCGTCGACGTCCTGTATCTCGCGCGGCGGCCGCGACGCGGTGGATGCCCCCCCCTCCGGCCGGGATGCGGGTTTCGGTGCTTCAACATAGTCCTCGACATGCGCCCCGCCCTTGTCGTCGCGCCAGATGCGCACCGGTGTGCCGTTGCCGCGGACGATGATCTCGCCGCCGGGTGGAACGGCGAGCTTCAGCGCCTCGATCGATTGCTCGCGGGTGACTGAATCGGAGAGCCCGAAATAGCGGAACAACGGCGGTTCCTGTCGCATGCCGATCGCATGCAGATACTGGTCGAGCATGGTTTCCGCATCCTCGACATCGGCCGGCTTCGCCGCCCTCCGCTTCAGTACGTCGCGCACCGTCGCCGGCCGGAACCCGGCAGCCTTCAGTTCCGCGAAGACCAGCTTCTCGTCATCGGCACATTCTTTCTTCATCTCGCGGATGCGTTCGATCCGCTCGATGAAGGAAAGCAGCGCCTGCCCCGAAACAGTATTGCGCCCCACGGGCGCCTCACCCTTGGCCATGGCCATGGTCCCTCTCCAAAGATTGCGTGAAATTGCTGAAAGGCGGCGGCGCGGCATGAATGTCGCGCCAGCAAAGGCCGCCCTCGATGATCTTCCGACAGGTGCGGTCGATGCCTCCATCCGTATCCGGCGACGCGCCAGGCGCAGCCGCCTGGCCCCAGTCAGCATCGATATGCTTCATCGTCGCGTGGAGGTTTCGGACATGCATGCGATGCACGAGGGTGCCCATGCGATCCGGCAGGTTCAGCCTTTCACCCATCACCCACCCCTCCGGTATTCCCGCCAGCCGTCGAGGATCCTTGCCACCGTCGCTTCCGGTACCCCGAGCCCCTTGGCGATCGCCGCCGTGTCCCAATCGCCGCGCGACCAGAGGAGCAGCGTCGCACCGGCGATGGCATCGAGGTCGGCATCCGTAACCGGCATGGACTTTTCCCGCGCGCAGATCGCCGCAAAACCGATGTCGAAGACCTGGCCTGCCCAGAAGGACGAGGCGCAGCCGCGCGCTGCCGCTTGCCGGTCGAGTGCCAGCTTTGCCTTCTCCGGAATGTTGACGGTGATGCCGATCAGCCGGCCAAAGCTTTTCTGGGGGGCTTTGGCCATCAGTGCCTCCCCTTACCTGCGCCGCGGCCGCGCAGGCTGCCGAGTGCCGCGCGCAGGCCGGTCACTGCCATCTCATCCGTCAAGCCGGCGTCGATGCAGGCCGCAGCACAGGAAACCGTCATCAGGTCGGCGGCGCGTTCCGGGTCATCCGGCAGCATCGCCTGAACGGTCTCGTAGATGTCCGTGTTGGATTTTTCCGGCCTTATTACCTTTGGCTCGCCCATCAGCAGCCTCCCGTCATCATTCGGTCGAGCCTCGCGAGATATTGTTTGGCGGCGACGATGCGGTTGCGGATCGCCTGGCGTTCGGAGGCGTCGATCCGGTCATCCTCGATCGCGCGCGCCACTTCGCGCACGACATCGTCGAGGACGCCGTCGAGCCTCAGGATCGCGGACGCGGTCACCGCGCCGAACGGCGCAACGTTCTCGTCCTGGACGATCCGGGACATGGCGGTGAGCAGGAAGGGATGATCGGATCGCCGGTCGAGCGCCACGGCGAGATCGAGCCGGATGAAGCTGTCGCGCCACTCCTCGCCGGTCGAGGCGTATTTCGAAAGCGTCGAGGACGCGACGCCGAGCGCCTCAGCGGCGCGGGAGACCCCGTTCATCGCCTCGTAGGAGGCGGCGGTCGCGGCCTTGATGATGGCCGCATGTTCGTCGGAAATTGCACGCACGAAAACACCCCTGAATTGGCGTCAAGGAAAAACCTGCCGAATTTGATTCCGTGAAAGCCGCCAAACGCCCGGCTATCGATGCTGCACCGCAAAACTCACGGGGGACCACATGTCATCGAAGGCCGCATCAGACGTCCTTTCTGTAATCGTCGAGGCGCACGACGCCGCCCGGTTCGCTGCGCTTTGGCCGCGCAAACCGCACCTGGTCCAATGCCATGATCAGAAGGCAGACCTCGTCGATCGATTCCTCGATCTTGCGCAGCCATGTGGCCAGGATCTGGAAGACGACCGCGACAGTAAGCGCCAGTACGACGAATGCGACGGCGAGCACGATCTCAAACCACGACATGTGAACCGCCTTTCCTGTAAGGGAAGACCGGCCGGGACGGTCCGCAGAACAAGTTCTGTCCCGGCCGGTTGCTGCGCGTCACCTGGGAGGAGGGTGAGGTGCGGCCTGCGAAACGATCCGGTGAATCGTTTCGAGCACCGAACGCTCGCGCGTACGGCCGGCGCGACGGAGGTTCGCCGGCCGATGGAAAAGAAAATCCGCCACGGCGCGAAGGTCGGGCGCCGCGGCGGGCCGCGTCGGCGCAGCCGCGCAGACTTGGCGAAGTGGCGCGGCTATCAGCGAAACCGCGCGGGGAAATTTGCGCGCAGCGGGGAAAACCTCCCCACTGCGCTTGCCCTCCGTCATTCGCCATGCTCGGTTGCAACCGCAACGAAACCAACCTGGAGACAAGCAAATGACGGAAGGAAGTCATGCGACGGCCGATATGCTCGCCGCAAAAATCGCGATCTACGAGCGGACGCTGCGCGCGCTCGTGCACCTGGCACCAAACGCAAAGGAGATCGAGGATGCGGTATCGCAACTGATTGCCGATTGGGAAAAGGAATTTCCGGAACGGCATACCCTGCTGGAAACGGCCATGAAGACGCGTTCGAATATCTTCAGGAAGCCCGATCCACCGCAGAATTGATGCGGACCAGGACCTCCCTTTCGCGAACTGCGATCCTGCGATCGATGACGGTCGCGAGTATCCGCTCGATCCACCGCTTGACCATCTCGAATTCCTTTCCTGTGTTGTGGGATGGAGGCGCATCATTCGGCAGCCTCCGGGCTTGGACCGAAAACGTCCGGGCGAAGGTCATACCTGGATATGCCTGTCAGCTTTTCAATTTGCAGCACGCGTTCCGCCGGAACGCGACGTCGACCATTTTCGAAGCGGGACCACATCGCCACAGTAACGCCGACAGCCTTCGCCGCATCTTCTGTGGTTTTTTGCGCTTCCAAACGCCATTTTTTGATGTCGGTGCTCATGGCTCTATTTTCCATAACGGAAAACAAATGTCTAGAGCCATATTTTCCTATTCGGAAATTTTGATATTTCCAATTTGGAAAGTTATATTTTCCCAATGATTGAAAGAGTTTACAGTTGGCGCGCGCCAAAACTTTACATCGAAGAGTGGATGAATACGATCACTGGCCTTGATCGTAAGCGGCTTGCCGAGCGCATGGGTGTATCGCCCGGCACAATCTCGAAGAAGCTCGCGGAACCCGAAAAGATCGACCAAAAATGGCTTGCAGGCTTTGCGAAAGCTCTCGACCTCAATGACGTAACGGATCTTTATCGGAATCCGAATGCACCCACGCCCGATGAGTTACTGCATGGATTAAGTGAGGACCAGCGCAAGGAAATCATTAGTTTTGTTGATTTCGTTAGAAGCCGAAAAACCGGCACGACTGGATAATCGATCCACTTCTGAAACGACGTGAACTGGAAACTGATTCTCTTTTTGCATGCAATCAAGTTTTCCATTTCGGAAATTTAGTATTGACAGATTGGTTTCCATAGTGGAAATTCTCTCCATCCGGCGATCACACATGGCCGGATATCCCCGCCTCGACGAGGACCGGCGCGCTTTCGCCCTTACCCCGCGCGCCGGTCCAGCGGGATCCTCGAAAACCGGATGGAGAGCCGCATGAAACTCGAAAACCACAACGCCTACCCTCTCTGCAGGACACGCGCCGAAAAGATCGCCTGTGTCGCCGAAGCGATGCGCCGGCTCGGCGAAGGCTGCACGGCGGATGACCTGAAGACCAGCCTCGGCATCACCGAAACCGAACTGATGTCGGTCGTCGATGACGCCCGGGCTCTGGCGACGACACTCAGTGTCCGGCAGACCCGCGCCCGCATGCCGGCCGTCCAGGCGGCCTGACCCATCGGCCTTGAGCCGAGGGTCCGCTTCGGTGTCCGCCTCTGCGGAGGCGGCATCCGAAACGGATCAACGGATTTGGGAGATTTCCATGACATCCAATCCTTTTGAAGGATGGGCGATCGTCGAGCTTATGGGCCACCGCACCCGTCCCGGCTACGTCCGCGAGATCGAGCTGGCCGGCGGCAAGATGCTGAAGGTCGACATACCGGTTTCAGACGACGATTACGTGACCGAATTCTATGGCGCACCCGCCATCTATTCGGTTCGCCCCTGCACGGAAGAAATCGCCCGCACCAACGCCGGCTATTCCTTCCGTGACCCGCGGCCGATCCGGCCGGTCGACTATCGTCCCCAGCCGGCTCTCGCCCACGGCGACACCAATGACGACACCAATGGCGACGGGGAGTTCTGACGATGGAGCCCCGCAACCATTTCACCCCCTTTCTCGTGGTCGATAATCCCGGCCCGGATGGATCGGAGCATCTGCGCTTCGAAGGAGAGGCTAGGCGTCGCGCCGCCTACCGCCCGAGCCGCTATCTGCTAGGCGCACTGATCGTCATCGGCGCGCTGGCGCTCGCCACCGCCGTGGCCCTCGCCGGCCAGAGGGCTTTCGAGCTGGAAAGCCGTTACAGGGCGGAGGCTCTGGTATGACCTCGATCACCATTCCGCTGGACTATGCGACCGAAGCGCGGCTGCGCTTCATCGCCGAAGAGCTCAACCGCGACATCTGGGACCTGGTCGCGAGTGCGGTGACTGAAACCGCGCTCGACTATTTCCGGCATCGCCACCACGAGGATCCTGCCCGCGGCGTCACGAGCGCCCGCGTCGTCGATCTCATCCGCAGCGAAGGAACCTGGCAATGAGTGCCGAGATCCTCGCCTTTCCCAAAGCCCGGCCGGCGCTTCGTCTCGTGACGGACACGCCCTCCGTCTGCTCCGATCATTTCCAGCGCGAGCTTGGCGCGGTCGCCCATCATCTGCACAAGGCGACCGGGCATTTCGGGATGATCGGGTCCGCGACGATCGCCGAGCTCGGCATCAGCCTCGGCGCCGACGAACTGGAGGCGGCGCTCTTCTATGCACTCAGCCTCAAGGGCTGCCTCAACGATGACCGCGAACTGAGACGCCTGCTTGCGGCGCGGCAGGAGAAGAGGGACGGCTACCATGGCTGACGTCACTTTCCGCGTCCATTTCGAGGACGGCACCAAGCTAGACATTCCCGCACCCGACGCCAGGACGGCCGGCGAAATTGCCGGAAGCAGCAAGACGGGCAAGATCACCAAGATCAAGCGCGTGAAGGAGGGAGCCGCCCATGGCTGATCTCCGGCTCGAAAATCCCGCAACGACGGAAGCCTATCGCCAGGCGATGGCGGACCTCAGCGTCACGCTCCCGCTCGACCTGCATGAATACGATCTCGGCGTCATCGTCGACGCGGAAGGCCGCGACATCATCACCGTCGATGTCAACAACGAGCGCCCGGACCGTGAGGTCGATCTCATCTGCCATCGGATCATCCTTGCCGTGAACACCTGCGGCGGCTTTCGGGCGGAGATAGTGCGCCATGGCTGAGACGACCGCGATCTCCTGGACCCGTCACACATGGTCGCCCTGGACCGGCTGCGCCCGCGTCAGCCCCGCCTGCGACGGTTGCTATGCCGCGCAGATGATGGATCACCGCTTCAAGCGGGCCGAATGGGGTGGCCCCGGGGCCGGCGAAGGCACCAGGGCAGAGTTTTCCGTCGATCACTGGAAGAAGCCGCTGACGTGGAACCGCCGGCTGGCAGAGGGTTCCATCCCGCCGTTCGTGTTTCCGTCGCTCTGCGATCCGTTCGATACCGCCGTGCCGGACAGGTGGCGCTGGGACTTCATCAGGCTGATGGAGCGGACGCCGAACCTCGTCTGGCTGCTGCTGACCAAGCGCATCGGTAATGCGGTGAAACTGACGGACCCAGCCCGGGGGCAGAGGATGCTGCCGCCGAACCATGCGATCGGCGCGACCTTCGCCAACCAGGACGAATATGATCGCGACCGGTGGAAGCTGTTCGAAGCCAAGGAAGCACTCGGTTCCACCTTCTGCTTCGGCAGTTTCGAGCCGATGCTCGGGCCGATCGATTTCGGCAGGTCACCGTCGCAGGTGCCCGACTGGGTGATTGCCGGCGGGGAATCCACGCAAGGGACACACCTCGCCCGGCCGGTCCATCCCGACTGGCTGCGATCGCTGCGCGACCAGTGCGCGGCGCGCGGCGTCCCCTTTCATTTCAAGCAGTGGGGAAGCTGCCTTCCGGGCGACATGTCCGGCGAGGACGAGACGGGCGGACCGGGCTATATCGTCGAATGGGAGCATTGCGGCGTCGATTACGACACGCTGGGGCGCGCTATCGAGATCAACGCCCATGGCCGCGAATTCATCCGCTTTGCGCCGCAGGTCGATACCGGCCGGATGCTCGACCGCCGCGAGCACCTCGAATTCCCGAAATACGAGGTGCGCCATGCAGTCGTATAACCGAAAATTCCCGGAGGATGCCGAGCTGCGACGCCTGGTGGCGAGCGGCCTTGGCCGGCGCGATCTCGCGCGCCGCATCGGCTGCCAGCCCGAAACACTGCGCGTCAAGCTGAAATCGCTCGGCCTGGTCGCGCCTCTCGACACCATCCCGCGCATGGACCCTGAAAACCTGCCGAAGGTCCGCGTGCCGCGCCTCGCGGGGCCGATCAGCCTGCCGGCGATCTCGATGTTCCTAGAAACCCTCAATGGAGAAAGATCATGACGGCAGCAGTCGAGACGACAAAGAAAGCAATTCGCATCGCGCGTCCCGATCCCTCAGCTTCGATCCTTTTGGCGACCGGACCAGGTTCCATCGCCGTCAGGGCCGGAACCGTGATCGAGATCGACGGGAATGTCCGCGCATTCGAGGTCGATACGGCGATCGACATCACCGTCGAGCTGGCGCCAGGCACGGATTATTGCATCGGCATCGGCGCGGAAGGTGCGCCCATCGCGGCCGGCGCCGGCACCTTCAATCCGCTCGACAAAGGCTGGATCGCCGGTTTCCACTTCGCGCCGGGCAGCAATGCCCAAGGCCGTAGCGGCGGCGATGATGTGCCGGCGATCAACCCGTTCTCGCTCTGGGATGCCGGTTTTCGGCCGGCCTGCCCCGATCCGCGCGGCATGGCGCTGATCGAGATGAAGGACGGCAAGCGCTTTTGGTCCGACATCTACCTTCTCGGTACCGTTCACCGGGAGCACGGCACGAGCCGGTTTGGCGTCGAGATCGCCGACGGCTGGTCGCTGGACAAACTCGATTACCCGACGACGGTGAAGATCCTCCAAGGGCACGGCAAGCGGCTGATGACCTATGACGAGTTCCGAACCGCCGCCTTCGGCGTCACCGAAAAATCCTCCGCCGAGCGCGACCCCGGCAAGACCGGTCTCGACGTCGCCCGCACCAGCCGTTTCGGTCTGATGCAGGCGACCGGCAATCTCTGGGTCTGGGGCACCGACGGCGATCCCGACGATCCTCGTCCTTCCATCTTCGGCGGCTCCTGGCTCAGCGGCGACAACGCCGGGTCCCGGTACGCGACCCTGGATTACTGGCCCGACTACTCGCGCGGCCTCATCGGGGCCCGGGGCGCCTGCGACCACCTGTAACCTGTCGGCCCGCGCGGAAGCGCGGGCGATCTGAACCGGACGATAGCCAGCCATGACACGGGACGAATTCGTACACGCTCAGGATCTGGCGATCGTCGAAAAATACGAGGAAGCCGTGACCTACCTTTATCCGATCCTGCAAGCCTGCCCGCGCCGCCATACGACGCTGCGCGATCGGCTGATCGGATTACTGTTCGATCAGGTCGGCCTTCTTTATCAGGCGGCGAAGTCCAAACAGGCTTCGCGGCTTTATGCGGCGGATGCCCATCTGGCGACGCTGCGTTTCTGGTTGCGCTTCGCCGCCGATCCGAAACTGAAGTTCATTTCTCACCGCCAGCACGCGGTGGCTCTGCGCCATCTCGCTGAAACGGGAGCGATGCTCGGGCAGTGGATCAAGGCGGCCAAGGGCAACGGGCGGTCGGGGTCATGACGTTTCGTCCTTCCATCTTCGGCGGCTCCTGGATCAACGGCGACAACGCCGGGTCCCGGTACGCGAACCTGGATTACTGGCCCGACAACTCGAACGACAACATCGGGGCCCGGGGCGCCTGCGACGACCCCATTCCGGCTCGGCGACGGTCAAGGCCGCGCTGGCCATTGTCCACCGGCGCGATCCATGCGGTCGCGCCAGGGTGGTCGGCCCGACCGTCCGGCTTCGGCGAACACCTGGCAGGGTCCGGTAAAGCGGGGAGTAGCGGCGTGAGTGCCGTCGAAACCCGCGACCGGCATCCGGGAGGCATCTCCATGGGAATGAAATACCGCAACCTCATCGGCCCGATCACGGCCGACACCAATATGCGCCGCGCCTTCCGCCTCACATCCCGGAGCAAGCGGCTGACGCCGGGCTTTCTCGAATACAAGGAATTTTCGATCCTCAACCTGGCCGACCTTGCGGCGAGGATGCGCGACGGAACCTATCGGCCGGGCGAGCCCCACGAGTTCAGGATCTTCGATCCGAAGGAGCGGCTGATCTCGGCGCTGCCTTTCGAGGACCGCATTGCCCAGCAGGCGCTCTGCACGGTGATCGGCCCGATCTTCGAAGCGACGCTCCTGCCGCGCAGCTACGCCTGCCGGATCGGCAAGGGAACACACGCGGCAGCAATCGCTGTGCAATCCGACATGCGCAGGCTCATCCGCGACGGCGAGCCGCTCTATGCGCTGAAGACGGATTTCTCCCGCTATTTCGCGAGCATCGAGCACGGGGCGCTCTGGCGGCTGATCGAGGCGAAAATCTCCTGCCGGGCAACGCTCCGGCTCATCGAAGCCATGCTGCCGCGTCTCGGAATCGGCCTGCCGATCGGCAGCCTGATCTCGCAGATCTTCGCCAATATCTACGCCGGCGTCGTCGACCGCCACCTGAGCCAGGATCTCGGCGAGCGCTACTGGTACCGCTACATGGACGACATCGTCGTGCTGGGCCGCTCGACCGATCACCTGCGGAGGGTGCGGACCTCGATCGAGGACCTGTCTCGCGAGAAGCTCGGCCTCCGTTTTTCCAAGTGGAGCATCCAGCCGATCGGCCGCGGCGTGAACTTTGTCGGATACCGCATCTGGCCGACGCACAAGCTCCTGCGCCGCGACAGCGTCACCCGCGCCAGGCGCAAGATCAGGGCCTACCGCGCAGCCGGCGAGAACGAGCGGCTGGAACGATTCCTCGCGGCATGGCTTGGCCACGCGAGCTGGGCCGACAGCCGCAATCTCCTGAAAAGCATGAACCTTTCCGAATTGAAGCGAGGGAACGAACATGGGTGAAGAACTAAAGGAGTGTCCGTTTTGCCGCAGCCAACTGACCAGACACATAGTGAGGATCCAGCGGATGAGTGAGTATCGGGTCCGCTGGGCCAAGGTCACAGGTCCGTGGAGGGGCGGCAGACGCCGCATGTGCATCGCCGAGAAGCGGTTTCGCTTCCTTTGGCTTATCCAAATTTGGTGGCCGCTTGAGCACGGGGGGTGGCGCTACAGCGAAGCTGAGTGCCGAAGAGACATCGAGTGCGACATCAACTTCGCACAACCCTTGCCGCTTCCTCAGATGATCGTCACGACAATGACCGAAGCAGAGCAACAGGCGCAAGCTGCTTTGGACAAGGTAGCGAACGGCCGTTTCAGCAACTTTGATGCTGGCGCAGTCATCCATTGGGCAGAGCGGGGCCTATATCAGGTGAAGATGAACCACGCTTCTGTATCGAATGTGAGCGGTAGCATCGACCCGCCTGCGGTTCAGAAGCTGCGCGAGAAAACGGCCGCTCCACGAGACTGGAACTGGGCTGTCATTGGCCGTCCACCCGACCTCAAGCCAGCGCCGCAGGAACATGTGCCGTGCCCGTGCACTCTGATCGAGCAGGACGAGGAATGCCTCGCCGGCTATCCGTCCATGCTTTGCGGCATCTGCAAAGGCACCGGCAATACGACGCCGGAGCAGGTCACGGCACTTGCCTGCGAGATGATCAAGGTTGCCAGCGACATTGGCGAGCCTGAAGATCCGTTCGCCGCATGGGAGAGCATCGATCTTATCAAGAGCCAGAACAGGCAAATGCGAAAGGCGATTGGCGACAACGCCGCTATGCAGGACGCAGAAGACGCCGACCT